CGATGCTTGTCATGATTGACTGAATGAGCCGCTTGTCTCCCAGATCGGCGGCACGGCTTAAAAATAATGCCTTGACTTGCGCAAGTTCGACAGGATCATGAACAAGATCATAAACATCGGGAACCATCTTAATCAGGTCATTGAGCGAATACCCCGCTATGTCGGCGGTAAGAAGCTCAAGAGTTGATTTGTTGTTGTTCATCTGCCCCCATCCCTAAAAGATAGTTTCGTGCTTCGTAGTAGAGCACATCCCAGATCAGCTGGCCGCTTGTGTTTCGGTTACACATGAGAAACTGACAATCAAAGCGGGAGAGCCAGGTCAGGATTGACCCGACCAGAGAGCGGGAACGCATATGAGAGAGATAATAGCCGTTGTATATGCTTTCCCAGTTCCCGCCCTCGACAAGAAGATACATCTTGACCCCGTTTTCTTTGGCTCTGTTGAACTCCCGCTCAAAGCGTGGGCGTTGTTTGCAGAAGTTATTACAGAGCTCATCAAGGTTCATTTTGCGCTCTATGGCGACCGGGAGTTGAAGCCAGCCGCCATTTATGAGCACCTTGCCCGAATAATCGCCAGCGTTGAGCGTTGCCCGCTCATAGCGTTGGAAACATTCAAGGCGTTTTGTCAGTTGTGGTGTCGGTTGTTCTCTTGTGTCAACGATTGCGGTCAGAGTTTTGAGTGCTTCTTCGACCTCAAGCGGATGCATCAGAATGGGAGATCGGAGTCATCGGTGACGGGAGTCGGAGCGGGAGCGGTGGCTTTGTGTTTCAGTTCACGCCGCTTGCTGATTTTGAATTTCCCCGCTCTGACGCTGTCGGTGTCGGTACATGAGTAGGCTTCGGTTGATACGCCGTTGCGGTCTTCCATCTCCCATTCGAATTCTCTGAACAGGATGCCCAGAGCCTTGCCCTCGAGCTTGGTTTCATCCCAATCCCAAACATAACCCGCATTGCTGTCTTGCAGACAGGCGGCGAGATTGTTGATTGCGTTCTGTTTCCATGTGTCTTGCTGACTGCCGTCACCGGACGGGAGATTGATACGCCACACGCCCCGCCATTTTTTGCGGTCATCGGGCTGAGAGTTGTAGTCGGTTTTAAAAAAGTCCTTGAACTCGCCCTCGGAGATATCGAACGACAAGACGAGCTTATTGCCCCATTCAAAAGTCTGGACTTCTGCCTTGAGGATCTTGCAGACATAACCACCGGCGGGAAGGATCTCACGCCCACCGCTTGCAGATTTCTTTGCTTCAAAGTTGTTGTATCTTGGGATCATTTTTCTTTCTCCTTTTCAATTATTGTTTGAGTTTATGATTTCGCCGTTTTCATCGGTGTCAGGCTCCAACGGGCAGTTATCCCCGACATATTTGTCAGGAAACGAGCAGATTTCATAATTCAATCCGCATCTGTGTGAAGCGTCACGATAGTAGTAGCAATGCCGACAAGTGATATGAGAATTACCCCGCTCGTCAACAGGGAAATATACATCGACTGTCGCCGTTGCGTGAACGTAGGAAGAGATACCATTTTCAAAAGATGCCACAGCCGTCACCATCCTCTGCAAACAGACTGCTTTGATTAATCTGGTTCTCATCCTCGGCGGTCTGTAGGTTTTTGATCGATACGTTGTAATAGCTTTCTTTGAGCTCGACCCCGACATACTTTCTGCCCATAATCAGGGCTTTGTAACCAGTTGAAGCGATGCCGTTAAACGGATCGAGGACAATGTCTCCGGGATTGCTCCAAAGCTCGATACCTCGCTCAATGACAGGGAGTTGTAGCGGGCAGATATGCCGCTCGTCTGCGTCCTCTCTGGCAATCTTGCCGTTGAGCGTGTCACTCTGGTTGATATCCCACCAAACAGGCGAGGAATATTCATCCCACACAGGACTCGCTACTTGTTGCCATTTGCTGACGGGATAGCTTTCATTTGTATGCGTCACCCGCTCTGGGTTGTCTCCTGGCTTTCGGAACGTGACAAGATAATCAGGGATGCCTTGACGGCTCATGCAAGAGTCTTTCTTGATCTGCTTGTGGAGAAGCCCCAGAGCTTTCGTTCTTTGCATCGCTGTGACTGGATTTTTCCAGATACAGACCTCAGAGTGGTAAATGAAGCCAAGCGACTGCATCCAACGGATAACATCGCCACGAAAATCCTTGATGCCGATATAGCCGTCTTTCTCTTTGCTTGTCGGTAGGTTCATACAATGGATTGAGACATTCCGACCAGGCATCATGCACCGATACCACTCTCGCCCAAGAAATTGATACTGCTCGGCGAACTCTTCATACGTTTTGCTGTTTCCCATGTCTCTATCGCTGTTTGAGTAAGTGTAGAGACTCGCAAAGGGAATGGAAGTGATGGAATAATGTATGCTGTTGTCTGGGATGCCTTGCAGGACTTCAACAGAGTCGCCGTGATAGAGCACCCAGTTTTTCCCGCTTGCTTGATTTAATACTTTCATGCGCTCACCAACCAATCTGGGATAGTCATTTCAATCTGCGGATTATACGGGATTGAAATTCTGACAGTTCCCCTTATTTCTTCTTCTAATATTTCCTTGGTATGTTGTACCATCTCAGCGACCATCAAAGCCGCCTGTTTTTCCTTGCGGTCGATATTGTCCTTGACCGCTCCCTCGGCCTCGCTTGTGATGATGTAAACATTGACGGGCTGTTTCTGCCCGAACCGCCAGCAACGGCGAATTGCTTGATACATCATCTCAAAGCTGTCAGACAACCCCACAAAGATCATATTGTGGCAGTTCTGCCAGTTCAGACCGAAAGCGGCGATTGACGGCTTGACAATCAGTCTTTTCGCTTCTCCGATTGTGAAGCGGTTCAGCCTGTCGGCTTTGACCTCAATATCGTCAGATCCTCGGACTTCGATGTTATTCGGAATAATTCGCTTTAACTCGTCAGCTTCGGCATTTAGGTCACACCATATCAACCATTGAGCATCGGGCTCCGTTTCAATCAGGTCAAGAGCCGCTCGGCATCTGTCTTCAAGGCTGTTTCGTCTTGCGTTGCGGCGTTCGTTCAAGGTCTGGGCGACTTCTGCAAAGAAAGAATAGTTATCATTGACAATGTTCTCGTCATAACTGATTGTGATTTGCTCTGTTCTCAGCTCTGGCAAGTCAAAGCCCGTGTTATCGTATCCCAGATCCCCCGGCTTTGTCAGGACAACAGCCCACGTTGCAAGCCATTCCCAGAACCGATCTTGAGCGTGACCCTTGAGCCGCCATTTTGAAGTATCAGCCCCGTCATGGATAAAGTACGTTGCAAGCATCTCGGTTCTGCTCATAACCCCGCAAAACTCCGATTGATTGCCCAACTCCATAAAGTCATTGGGAGCCGGTGTCGCCGTACATGACAGCTTGTATGGCGTATTTCTGAACTTCTCGATTATTTCCGTTCTCATCTTGCCAGAGTAGTTCTTGAGGATTGAGCTTTCATCGAGAACAACGCCACAGAACTCCGATGCATCGAAATGGTCGAGCATCTCATAATTCGTGACATTGATGCCTGGTCTAACGTGCTTCTGATCCCGCACGACAGTCACCGCAAAACCGAATTTTTCGCCCTCTCGCTTGGTTTGTTCTGCAACCGACAGCGGGCAGACAATCAACACGGGCTTCTGACAATGCTCTGAAACGCTTCTCGACCACTCCAAGCTCTGGATGGTCTTTCCTAAACCGCAATCCTCAAACAACGCACAGCGGCCTTTTTTCAACGCCCAGAAGACAATATCCTTTTGCCATTCGAACATCGATGCACACATCTGCTCTTTCGGCTTCTCAAAGCCTGAGCTGATTGCCACTTGCTTTTTGGTTTCAAGAAAAGCGTGATATTCTTTCAGATCCGTCATCACAACCCCCAATACTCACGGATCTTATCCGTCACCATCTTCAAATCATTATCAATCTGAAGCTCAAAAAGCCCTTCGGGCGACTTGCTTATATCTTGCCCGTCTGACTGTGTGCGGAAAAAGTATTTGCTTGTTCCCTCTTTCATGGCACGGAGACAGACAGTAACCATGCCCTCAACACAGACTTTCTGGTCGAGGAGCTTGCCGATTGTCTTGAGCTTGGTGTCGCCGTAGTCGCTTGTCTCTTCGTGCATAATGAGATAAACAATAACATCATCGGGCAACTCGTCTTTAATGTACATGATTAAGCCGTAAGCATCGTCAGCGATTGCGTTGTAAAGGTCGAACGATGATCCCCCGCTCCGTTGATTATGCCCCGCCATAAATTTTGCGGTCTGTTGATATCCAAAATCGTCAATGACTGCTGTTTTTGTCGGCATCTTTTTCAAAGCGTTTTTGACCTTCTCAACATCGGCCGTCTTATACTCATACTTGAATTTCTTCTGAAACGGCAGCCGCTTGTTGACTGTGTTGACGAACAGGATCTCGTCCTCGCCAAACTCTTTCAGAGAGCGGCTTTTGCCCGTGCCAGATTTGCCGTAGATAATTACACATTCGCCCATCTATTCACACTCCTTTTGTAGCCATTCAAGCCAATCTTTTTCTAATGCAAACCGCTCAAGCATTGGTTGTACTCTCAGGATTTGCGCTTCAACTCTAACAAGCCATTTTGCAAGCTCTTCATCGTTCATGGATCTAAGCCAATCGCCTCTGGTCTGCTTGTGCTTCTCTGTAAATCTGGAACAACCTTTCATCACAATACTGCTTTCATCATCATAAAGCAGAGCGTTCTTACAATAAGACGAATGTTCACAGTTGAAGCAGATGCTTTTCCGCTTCGCAACTTCCGTTTCCATCTCACAAACACCGCATAGCTCTTTTTTGCAGTTATGTGTCACAGGATCGTTGAAGCAGTATTTACAGAAGTCTTTCATTCCTTCACCTCTTCTTCCAACCAATCTCTTATTCCACACTCAACGCCATTGTAAGGGCAAGTGGCACACGGTCTTCCACGGCAGAACCACGAAATAAATCGGTCAATGTCTACTATTCGGAGCTTGTCAAGGTTTGTCTTGGGTTTGAATTCTTCATATTCGAGCGTTGTTTTTGTTTCTTTCACTTTCCGCAAGACTATTATTTCTGGCATCTGTGCCATCACTCACCTACCATTTCAGCACCACAATTCGGGCAAGCAATCCACTGCCCGTCTGCAATGTCAGATCCGTATGACCCGTGTTCAATGCCGTAAACATGAGTACCTTTCCCACATAATGAACACTCCCAAACAGGATCTCCACCCGGAGTGAACCAACTGCCACGGGCTTTAACCCACTTCCCTTTCTTGCGCTCTACAACATCGGCAGCAGGAATTGAATTAATTACACTTTTCACTTTCGCCGCCCCCCAACCAATGCCATAATGCAAAAACGTGTTCATAACATCTTCACGCTTTATGTATTCTGCCATCACTCACCATGACAACTTTCTCCCGCACATCGGGCAATAATTGATCTTGCATTCCAATGCTTGCCGATCAAACTTTAAACGCAATGTATTTGGAATAACAATATACGCATGGCAGTTTTTTTCTATCGGCTTCACATATCCATCTCTATCCTCGTTGCAATAAGGGCACCTCATGCTTCACCATCCTTCGGCGGTTCTGGTGTCCAAAAAGCACAGTTAATTCGCACCCAATCTCCGCATCTTGGCATAAATTCACAGTTTCCTTTTGCTTTCTTCCCACAAGTGTTGCAATCTGGAAGTTGCGAAATGGAATCTGAGTGCCTTTTGTACTTGTCACGATCTGCAATCAGTTCCTCGATTGCATCTGCGGCTTCATCAATTAACTTATTCTGGCACTTGACCCAATTCCCCGGCTCCAAAAGCTCCCTGTATTTGCAGTCACCACAATAGCAATCAGAGCAGTTCCGCAATGCTTTTACAAGGTCTTCGTACATCATTCACCATCCTTTGCTTCTTTATACTTTTCTGTAAAATATCTCTTCCAACAGTCTGGCTGTGCGTAAGAATAGTCGCAACTTTCATAACAAGTATCATCTATGTCGCATAGATAATCACAGCAAAAGTCGCTTCCGTCCATCATCTCAGCCACTTCTTTGCATATGAAATCAACAAAATCCATCATTCACCATCCTCAATCTTTTCTAACAGCCACCCGATATAAAATCTGCAAGTTCCGCTGAAGTCTGCCATGCTGATTATCGTTCCAACCGGGATGTCGTTGTTCTTCAGCTTGAGCTTGCATTCTGTTGACGGGCAATCGACTGATGCGCAGTACGTCACGTCTTTCATCACTCACCATCCTCTGCTCTTCTATTCCATATTAATTCAGCAATTTCAGTAGTTTCACATGGAGGTGTTCTCACACTACAATTCTCGCAGAACACCATATACAAAATTGG